TGTGTAACCACTAATCTTGTGCCAAAGAAACCACCAACATTAGAACTATTGTTGATGCTTGCAACTGGTTTATCTGTAAACTCAAAATGTCTATTCTGAGGATCTGTTACAGTTAAACTCACCCTTTGACCAACAGAGAAAGGACAACCAGTTCCTTCTGGGAAATCAACAATAACAGTTGTGTTAGTTGTTGTAAGACCAACAACTCTTTGACTTCTTGGTTTTCCTATGCTAATAGACATAGGTTCATGATTTGCTGGAACAATGAAATCAGCAGATGTTGCTACTGCAGTGTTTCCAACAGCAACTGCTGCTGTACATCCATCAGCATAAACTCTTACCACATCAGATTGATGTGAGAATTTTGCATGAGATGCAGATGCTCCACTTGCTATTGATGATCCACTTCCAACTGGTTGTAATGCCATTATCTTATAAGGTTACTATAATCCTATACATTATTTAGTAATTATTAACCTTATTCTACAGGTTCTAATTCTTCCTGATCCTCTACTTCAGAATCATCTTCAACTTCAGTTTCTAACTCAGCAGTTGTTTCTTCAGAATCTTCATATTCTTCTCCATCATCAAATAATGATGATGCAACTTCTGGTCTTACACTTGTAATTTTCTCTGCACTTTTAGAGTAGAGAATATCTTTTATTTTATCGCTTACCTGTGAAGGTGATTCATCACTCACAAGTAAATCCATAAGTTCTTCCATATCAATTAATGTAGTCTTATAAGGTTATTTATATCTCCCCACCAGATGGAGTTTCTGGAGCTTCAGATTTTTCTTCTTCAACTTCAGGTTCTAAAGTATTTTTACCAAGAACTCCATTGGTTTGTGGGAGTGGTTGTCCAGTAGCTGGATCAATAGGAGCATTAGGATCTGGTATGACTCCTTTTGCTATTTCTTTTTTAATTTGTTTATCTTGATCTATGATTTCCTGATCAGTTTGTCTAAGAACTTTTCTTCTTATATAATCTGCAGAATAGTATTTACCAACATATGGTTCAGCAGCACTAGCAAGATTTAATCTTTCTTGTAGTAATTCAGAATCTTTAAGTTCAGCAAAGTGATTATCATATAAGAAATCATATTGAATATGATCATTCATAATCTCCCAATCCTCAGGAGTACAAACATTTTTTAGAAGTAATTGTGTTCTTAAGATATCACTAAAGAGATGTGTAAATCTCTTTCTCATTCTACCAACAAACTTACTAAACTTAACTTCATCTCTTAGGATTTCAGATGATCTACCTAATGAAAAACCTGCATCTCCACCAGCAATTCTAGTTTCTGGAACATTGAGTGATCTGTATAATTTCTTTTGGAAATAGTTGATGTCAGTAATTTCACCAAGGTTTTGTCCACCAGGTAATGTTGTAATTTCAGTTCCTCTACCACCTTCTCTTCTAGGCAACCAGAAGTCCTCCATCATTGACATGAATTTTTTATCATCTCTCATCTCACCAGTATTAGCATCATATACTAATTTGTTTCTATATCTCATCATCACATCTCTGAGATATTGTTCTGCTTTTACCTTTGGAAGATTACCAACATCAATATAAAATATTCTTCTTTCTGGTGCTCTTGATAATCTATAAATTACAAGACTATCTTCAATCATCATTAACTGATTTAATGGTTTGATTGCTTTATGTAACCATGATAATGTTGATCCTTTATTTCTATCTACAAGTCCTGATGTACAATATGTAATAGAATCTCTTGTTAATTTAATTCCTTTTGCTGGATTTCCACCACTAGTTGTATATGGTTGTGTTGCTCCTTGAGGAGTGTATATAAAATATTCTTCTATTTCTGGAAAATTATATCCAGTTACATCTGCACTTGCTAAAGGTTGATTGTTAGCACCAGGTTTAGATTTCTTCATCTGGCGTATATACTTCATTTTAGAAGCATCAATATATCTCAACTCTTGAATACCTGCATGTGGATCTTTCTGATCTATAACTTTATTGTAATATAATCTTCCATCAATATACCAGTTTCTAAAAATTTCATGTGCTTTTTTATCAAAATCTAATAATTCACATACAAATTGAAATTCTTCTCTAATTTTTTTCTTTATTCCATCACTAGCATTTAAGTTTGATAGTTCTATTTCTATTGGACTATCATTAGTATCTGATACAATTGCTTCATTTACAATATCTTCTATAGCACTATCACATTCTGGATACAAAGACATCTGACGATATCTTCTAAGTAAATCATTTTCTGTTCTATATACACCTTCAATATCTACATATGACCCATAAAAACCAGAACTGACATAGTACTCTGATCCATCCTGTCTATTAGGAGGAACGGGAGATACTACGCCAGCAGGTGTTTTTTCTGTATCTTCAATGGAGAATCCAAATAATCTCGCCATGTTATATTCTTTTTAGACTATTATAGCACTATTTATTAAGTAATCAAGACCTCTCCAGTAGATCCACTAGATTGTGTGGAGTTACCTATTGTGAAGTATTGATATCTGAATGTTACATCAAACTCTTCTAGAGTATCTGTTGTGTCATAACTTAGTGCAATCTCTGCAACTGTTACTGGGAAAACATCAAAGAACTTGTAAGTTCTAAGAACTGATGTTTCACCACCATCATTTGATCCAGTATTTGCAGTTGGTCCTCTACCTAACTGTTGGACAAAACCATCAGTCATGTAGGAAGATGGGTTAGTAACACCAGTAGCATCATCTAATCTACTGATAACATTTGACCATCTCTCAAATGCAGTTCTAAGTTTGAAGTCCTCATCATTGATAATTGTAACTGTCCAATCATCAAAGGTTCTGTCTCCAGCAACCTTGAGTGTTCTTCCTCTAAATGGAACTTCCACACTACCTAAGTTTGATGCAGGTAATGCAGTTCCTTTTGCTAAGAATTTAAACATTCCATTTTCATTATCATCTCCTGGACTCCATGCTTCAGCAATTGCTGTAGGGAAAGTAGGAATTGATATCTCAAACAGATTAGGTCTGGCTCCACCACCAGCCAGTTTTGATTTAAATTGTGAAAGTGTTCTTGTTTCAGCCATTGTTTTAAAGTCCTCCTATGTTATTAATCTAATGGTTAAACAGTTCCTACAACTTCTTCAAAGCTAACTCCAGTACGAGTAGCAACGAAGGTTAGAGTCACAAAGTTGATAGACTTGGTTGGTTTCAAGTAGATATCAGCTCTAAACTCATTGTTGTCAATAACATCAGGAGTGTTATTGGTTTCATCACAAACAACTAAGAAGTCAAATAAACCCCTCTTAGCTTGAACATCTCTTAAGAATGGTTCAACAATGTTCACAAAGTTAGACCTTGTGTTGGCATCATTGAGTTCAAAGAGTTGAGCATTTGCAGCACCCTCAAGTGATTGTTCAACAGTTAAGAATAATCTCCTAACATTGATTCTATCAAATGCAGATGCATAAGATAATCCAGTTTTATCACCAAAGAGAAGTATACCTGCTCCTCTCTGATTAATTATTGGATTAATTCTAGAAGAGTAAAGTAGATCTCTCTGATCTTTACTTGGACTGTATGCTAATTTAATAGCATTGTTCAGGATTCCTCTTTGCTGTCCTGCAGGTGAGAACCAAGGGAATGCTAAGATTCCAGTTCTTACCATTAATCCAGCAATATCACCATTACATGGAATGAATCTGAACTCATTGTTGAATCTATCAAACATGTATTTGTATCCACTATCAAATACACAGTAAGATGAAGATGATAAAGGACTGAAGAACTTCAACACATTATTAGTTTGTGTTGTTGTATTAGTCACATTAACAACATTTGTTCTATGTGGAGAAACAGTTGCTATGCAATCCTTTCTAGCATTAGCAATAGAAATCAACAGATTTGCTTTTGCTTGTGATTGATCTTGAGTATCTAAACCAGGACCCATCATCAAGAAGTCAACTGCAACATCATCCTTATTCTCAAATAAGTTATATGATGTTAGTAAACTACCCAGAGTTGCTGTATAGTTTCCAGTGCCAGAACTATAATCCTGTCCACCAGTGAATGTGTATGACACATTTCCTATACTATTGAAGTTTATTCCTTGTGCATCTGATCCCCACAGACCATCACCAATTGCAATCTTAGTATAGTTTGGACTATTTCCAGATCCTGTAAATCCATTTATTATTGGATTAGTACCATGGAATGCATCACCAGCAGCAGATGGATTAGATCCAGCATAGATCTGAGTTGAGTTCTTAGCAAGGAAATCTTTATAGAAGATCTTCTTACCTGTTTCACCATCTGCTATAGCATCTTTTGCTTTAGATAGATTAGTGAATTTTTCAAGAATATTACCTTGTATACCTGTGATACTTCCTGTATCATCTATGACTGCAATATGTAATGCATCATTCTTACCACTTCTTTGCTGAACAAAGTTACTGGTTGTTGGTTTAGGTGCTATTGATTTCCAGAAAACTGTTGCATTGCTTAATCCAAGAGTCTGTTGATCATACCAGTCAACTTGTGTTGCCACTGGTTCAGATCTTCCAGTTGCTCCACCACCACCAGTATTGATACCAGAGTTGTTCACAAAGAACAGTGTGTCATTTGCTTCAAATGATTTAAGTGGATCACCTTCAGCATAGTCAATCTTTGTTTCTGTACCAGCAGATGATACTCTAGAAACAATCTTAACATCAATTGATGATGCTTTACCAACTGCATCTGTAGATACACCAGTGATTATTCCTTTCAGGAATCCAGTAAATGTTGATGTTGAACCAGCACCTGGTATTGTTACATTGGTTAGTGCTGATGTTACACCATGTCCAACCACCATACCAGCAGTCACTGGACTATCAGTTGTTATTCCTAGTGTTTGGTCAGCAGCATTATCAATGAAGCATACCTTCATATTGTTTGCCCAAGAACCAGGGTTCTTTGCTGCATATGTAAAGTTAGTTGCAG